AAGGACGACCGTTGTTATGTGTTGGATTACGGGACCGTGTTCTCATTTCAAGAACTTTTGAAGGGTGTATTTTCGCAAGTTTATACAGGGGTACGCGGTGACAACGTAGTTATTTCAATGGCCGGGATAGACTCAGGATTCCGCACCGACGAGGTTTATCAGTTCTGTTCTAATCAAGAGTTCAAGGGGGCAGTCAGGCCAACCAAGGGAGTTGACTCAGATGGATCAAAGAACCGCCCACTCATTGCATCGTCGTTGGAGGGATCCAAGGACAGCACGCGGAAGGCTTTGTTCAACGCAAGGAAAATGCACCTGTGGAAATTCTCAAAGCCGTATTTTCAGGAGAGATTACAACGCAGACTGGATTCTCTGGAAGCGGGGCAGGATGGATCGTTGAACCTGCCGACAGACGCAACCAAAGATGAAGACTTTATGGAACAATTGTCGAACAACGCACCGATCGAGAAGCCAGGCGGTTCGGTCGCATGGGAGAAGGTCCACGAGAGCTACCCAGACGACTATCGTGATGCCTTGGTGATTGCTGACGTTGTGCGGGAAATGTGGGAGCGAGGCAGCAAGGACCGCTACGATATCGCTCTAAGGCAGCGTGAGGTGAATCGAAACAACATGAAGGGCAACGCCAAGCCTGTTGATAAGAAGAAACCTCAATCAAAATACCACGACAGACAGGGAGGATGGTTAGAAGGCATACGATGAGCAAACCAAAAACAAAAGCCAAAGCAAGCCCAAAGACAACAACCAAGAAAAGGCGGTACAAGCCACCGGCGTGCGGTTGCTGTAAGTCGCCTGATACGGGCGTGTACTCGACAGAGCGTGGAAGCTCAATGATCACACGTTATCTAAAGTGCGACAATTGTGGTTACACATGGGCTGACAGGCAAAATAGCTAGGCGATACCATAGCCGTAGTAAAGCCTGAGTAAAATGCGGTATTAGTACCACGGGCATAGCATACGCTTGTTTACTAACCTCTGAGATACTGAGATAATAAAGCCTTAACCTTATCCCCTCAAGGCTTTATTTATGACAGACCTCAGTACAGCCGCAGCCAATGCGCTGACCTCTCTCAATAACTCCACTGAAGGTGGGTTTGTTGAAGAGTACGAGATTCGGCCAGGTGGTTCGCGGCGTGTGAAGCGTGGCAACCCTCTGGACCAAGTCAAAGCTGCACTGATTCTGCAAGGTCTCTCGAATCGGTCGTCTAATGGTCTCATGTCTCTCGCGAAGGTGAGGACAGACCGACAATGATGAACTGGTTGACGAGAGTTCCTACAGCAATCAAAGCGGCCTATCGTGCGATGGCTGGCGGTATCGAAGCGGGCAAAAGTTCGCGTCTCCATGATTATTGGCGACCTGCGAACCGCTCCCCCGATGCTTGGTTCTCTGATGGCGGGAAGATGACCCGCGCAAGGGCAAGAGACCTTGTGCAGAACAATTCCTACGCAAAGGGGATTGTGCGGGCAAAGGTCCGTAATGTCGTCGGCAAAGGATATGGACCACAGGCACGGACTGAGAACGATACATTTAATACTGCCAGTGAGAAGTTGTTCAAGAAATGGAAGCGACACGCTGACGTAACTGGTCGCTTGAGCTTCTATGAAATGCAGCGTCTTGTGCTGGCAGAAGTCGAGACAGCAGGCGAGATTCTAGTACATCGCGTGGAAGTGGAGGACTCGCTATCACCAGTTCCATTCAAGTTAGAGCTTATTGATACGGATCGGCTTGCTGATGAGTATTTCTTCCGGGACCGACTACAGACAGAAGACGGCAATGAAGTACGGCTTGGAATTGAGTACGACGCGAATGGCAGACCCGTTGCATATCACATTACAGAAGAACACCCAAACGGGCTGAGCTTGTTTCGCAGTATCCCAAAGCGAATCCCTGCTAAAGATATTTTACACCTGTATATCACCGAACGAGCCGGACAGGGGCGTGGATTGTCGCAGTTTGCGCCGAATGTGTGGTGGCTTAAAAATCTCGACAGGTATGTTGAGAATGAAGTTGTAGCGTCTGCTATCGCCTCGGCAATCTCTGTGGTTATTAAGACGATGGACGGTGGTGCGGGTGGCAATACGAGTCTAGGTGATTCACTCAACGGTGACACAGTCTCGGACCAAGGAAACAGGTTTAATTTCTTCGAGCCAGGCGGCGTTTCGCAGTTGTTGTCCTCTGAAGAAATAGAACCGTTCAACAATGCACGCGGTCACTCTGAGTCAGCGGTATTTCTAAACACAATGCTGCGTTCGATGGCTGTTGGTGCTGGTCTCAGTTTCGAGCGGCTATCACGCGACTACTCACAAACAAACTTCTCGTCGAACCGCGCAAGCGACTTGGAGGACCGTAAGGAGTTCCGAATTCTCCAGCAGTGGTTGGACTTCCATTTTAACGAGCCGGTCTACCAGTGGCTAGTAGAAGCGGGGGTCCGCGTAGGCTTTGAGGACTTCCCAACACCTTCAGGTTATCTCGCAGACCGTGATTATTGGTCAGAACATGAATGGCAAAACCCCGGCTGGGAGTGGGTAGACCCTCGCAATGAAGCACAGGCCGCAGACAAGGGCTTACGCAACGGGACAATCAACCTTGTCGATTACCTTGCCGCTCAAGGAATTAACTGGGAAGAGCATTTAGACAAGATTCAGAAGGTTCAGGAATCGCTTGAACAACGCGGCATCACACTAGGCATGACAGAACAGATTGATTTGGAGGACGACATCGATGCCGACTCGTAAATACCGCGACCGCAAAAAACAGCCGGTCGAACTATACCGCTCAGCAGAAGTATTCCGGGACGAATCGGACGACGAGCAACGGTCCATTCCGTTGGTTCTCGCCACTGATACACCAGTTCCAGTTTACGATGCCGAGAGAATGGAGGTCGTTGATGAAGTCCTTGACATTGACCGGATGGAGATCCCGGAGAGCGGGCAAATCCCCCTCCTCGACACACACAACCGCTCCAGCGTCAGGCACGTTATTGGATCCATTCGCGACTTCACGAAATCTGATGGAGTCCTGCGGGGGGTTGCCTACTTCGCAGCGGACGAAGAAAAACTCTACCGAAAATACAAAACCGGAGACCTTAACGCCTTCTCAGTTGGCGCAGGAATCTCTGAGAGAAAATACACACGAAGAAATGGAGAAGTCACTCTCAAAACAGTCACAAAGTCTGTCTTGAGAGAAGGTTCAGCGGTCATTTTTGGTGCTGACCCTAATGCTTTATCTGAGTTGTCGCCTGCGATGCGGGCATATATCGACCCCCACGAGCTTATGGAGATTGAGATGGAAGAACAGCTTCGCGAAATTCTCGCCAAGCGTGGTCTGCCCGAAGACGTGGAAGGCGTCGAAGGCATGTTGCGTTGGTTGGAAGACAGAAAACCGGAATCAAACGCCACTGAAACCGAGCGTAATGAATGGAAGGAAACGCGTGATAGCGTAGCCGACCTTCAGCGTATGGTTAAAGAGGGTGCTGGAAACCAAACAGACGCCGAAGAGAAAGCAGCACAAGCTGTTGAGCGTTACGCTGAGATCGACGGTCTGTGCCGCAAGCATTCAATCGAGGACGCACAGCGTAAAGAGTGGCTTGAAGGTGATATTTCATCTGACCAAGTCGCACGCAAAATTCTCGAACTTGGTGCAGAAGATCGCAAGCCAGTTGGCAATGTGAGCTTCACAGAGGGCAAAGAAGACAAACTCTTGCGAGCAATGTCTGAAGGTCTTGCAGCTCGAACACTTCGCGGAACAAACCCCGACAAGGTGATTGAAGTTGCTCGCAGCAAGGGCGATTACGACGCCGTTGAGCGTAATCAGGCTGTCAAGGATATTTTTGACAAGCCTACTGCTGAGTCTAAGGACTTTCGCAACTCAACGCTGATGGATATGGCTCGTGCATATCTTGATGTTGCTGGCGTGAACTATTCGAGCGTTCGCAGCCCAATGGCTATCATGCGAATGGCGTTGAACCACAACGGGCTGTACGGAGAAGCCAGGATTGACCGTACTGGGTATCACAACACAGGATCGTTCTCGAACCTGATGGTGGATGCCATGAACAAGACTCTCCTTATGGGTTACGACGAAGCAGAGACGACCTATCAAATGTGGGTTCGCACGGCTCCGTCTGCCAGCGACTTAAAGGAACTCTACCGGATTAAGTTTGGAGAGTTGCCAGATCCACAGGTTATTCCAGAAGGCCACGACTACCCAGAGGCTAGCCCCTCTGATGACAAAGAATCCTACAAGGTTCTGAAGCATGGTCACACCTTCAGCGGTACTTTGGAGATGTTTATCAATGACGACCTGAACGCACTCCAACGACTGCCTGCAATGCAGGGAGCCGCATTCCGGCGTGCGATCAACCGTGATTGTTACATCCCACTGACCGACAATGCAAACCTGTCGGATTCCAGTGCGTTGTTCTCGACAGCACACGGCAACGGTGCGAACGTGAGCATTAACACTGCTGGCTTGAATGCGATGTACACGGCGATGCGAACCAAGAGCGGTCTCAACTCGACGACCGTTCTGAATATCACACCGCGTTACATCATCGTTCCTGCTGCACTTGAAGCAACTGCCTTGCAGTTCTTCGCATCACAAGCTGATCCGTCAGTCGGTGGTGACACGACCGGCAGTAGTGGCGTGATGAACATTTACGGCCCAAGCGGTCAGCGTTCCAATCTGCAAGTGATTGCAGACGGTCAGCTCGACAACGACAGCACAGCCAAATGGTATGCGGCTGCGAGTTCGTCACAGATTGACACTGTGGAACTGACTTACTTGCAAGGCTACGAATCGCCCGTTACGGACGAAAACGAAGTCTTCAAGAATGATACGTTGCAATGGAAGGCCACACAGTTCTGGGCAACCAAAGCAATCGACTATCGCGGTCTCTATCGCGGTGGTGCTGCTGTTAGCTAATTGATCCCCTTCGATGCGGGCTAGGGTCGCTCCCGAAAACGGCATTTTGCCTCAGCCGCGCCCGCCATCGTTTTAATTTAAGAGGCATTTTGAAAGGACACGAGAGGCTGTGTTCCGGGCTGCACGCGCCCTGACAAAGACGTGAAAGGAACACAGTTATGGCAGGTATTCAGGATTATTGGGACTTCTGCGAAGATTTCCAAGGACATTTGCTGTTCTCGTCAACCGCAGCAAGCAATACCGGGCACCGTTTCGTTATTGCTGACACTTCAACTGCTGGGACTCCGACCTACACAACAGTAGACGGTTCTTCTAGCGGTGAAGTTGCCTTGGATTTCGACTCTCAGGAAGAGATTCAAAATGTGTGTCTATATCAAGCTGATGTCTTGAATATGGACATTGACAAGATTCGCGGAGTTGAGTTTCGAGTCAAGCAGAACCAAGCGACAATCGATGCCGCATCTTCGATTGCGTTCGGTCTTGCAGGTGACAGGAACGCCGCTATTGATTCAATCGCACAGGCGGCATTGTTCCGCTGCATTGGGTCAAATGCGGTAGTTGTTGAAACCGACGACGGAACAACCAACAACGACGATGTGGCAACTGGTGAATCCCTCACCAATGCCTACAAGACCTTCAAGATTGATTTCTCTCAGGGCAAGTCTGACGTTCGGTTCTTTATGACCGGAAGTACGCTTGGTTCAACTGGATTGAAGGCTGTTGCGACTGGCACGACCTTCGATATGAGTGCCTACACTGGATCTCTCCAGTTGTTCGCTCAGATCCAGAAGACCTCGGACACGAACACTGATGGAATCACAATCGATTACATCAAGGCTTGGGGTATCCGATGACACTAGGCGATCTGATTAACTCAGATGCGTCAAATGTGTTGTTAGATACTTCTGATTTCGCTACCTCGGTGACGCAATGGCCGTGCGGTCTGGAGCAAAACTCCACGACCGTTACGGCTGTCGTCATGGTTCTCGGTGTCTCAAGAAGCACAGAGGCAGGCGAGGAAGATATGCACGATGCAGAGTTGCAAGTTGCAAGTTCTGTGTCTGTTGATGAGCGCGATATCTGGCTACTCAGTGGCGAGAAATACAGCGTTGATCGGTTAGAGAAATCAGAGTACGGCATACGTCCGATTTACCTGAAACGACATGAGCGGCGGCAGACTTCCAAGATAGGAGGGACTGTCCTGTGAGTGTTGATTCAGATGGTGAATTCTCTGGTGCAATTGACGCGATGCGTCTTTGTGTTGCGTCGTCCAAAACCTATCAGGAAGTGACTGCAAGCCGCAATGAGTCGCAGGCGTTAGGCACGGTTGTCAGAGGTGGGATTTGGGAGACATCACCACCAGATCAGGCACGCGCTATTGTCCGCATGGATGAAGGAATGACCGTCAGCGGCAGAGAGAACATCAGTTCTTTCGTGTGGACGGTTCCATTCTTGGTCAGCTTTGAGTTTCCGATTCCAGAGTCACATTGGAGCGACTTCACGGACAGTTACACCTGGTTCATGAATCGCGACGGGAAGATCTTCAAGGAGATGCTGAATAACACACGGGAGCGACCGGGAGAACTCCCGTTTGTTGTCGAAGCATACCACACGATCAGGCCGGGAATTTATGACCCTGACGAACAGCAGGGGAACTATATCGGCGTGAGTGAATACACGTTCGAGGCTTTGGGGGAAA